TGAGCTTTTTCGGGTTATTTCGATATACTTCAGGCAGTTGGACAACAGGGGCCCTATAGCCGTTGCAACCCAGCGAAATGGCACTGATGTTATTGCTGCGCTGAGCGCCCCGCCCACAGGGGATACAACGGTTCCCAGTTTGCCGACGCAAGCGGACTTATCCAACTTGCGGGTGGGGGACATCTACTATGACACAACTGCTGGTAACGTACTAAAGGTAAAAACATGAGCCTTCAACTCACCGCCAAACACTTAGCCGCTCATGGGCGCGGCCCCGACACTACGCTTGTCCACATGGCCCCCAAGGAAGTGGCTAGTCTGCAAGACCTTGCTCAACAACATGGCGGCTCCCTGACTATCAACCCCCATACTGGACTGCCTGAAGCTGGGTTTTTGGAAAGTCTGTTGCCTATGGCTCTAGGCGCTGGAGCAATGATGTTGCCCGGTATGCAGGGCGTTGGTGCCGGTTGGATTGGCGCTGGTCTTGGCGCAATAGAAGGTCTTCGTACCGGCAGCTTGAAGCAAGGCTTGATGGCTGGACTAGGTGCGTACGGTGGCGCAAGCATGGCAGGTGGACTCTTGGGTTCGGGTGCTATGCAGGGTATTGAAGGGGGGAAAGACCAAATGGCGCTCCTACAACAACAACAAGCCATAGCTGCTGATAAAGCAACGCCAATATTGGCACGGCAAGCGGCTGAACAACAAGCGGCTGAACTATCCAAACAAATTGCACAGCGACAGGCCGAAGCACTTGCTAACCAGTCAAGCAAGTCTTTTATGGAAAACCTATCTTCTAACTTCTCTAAAGCTGGTTCAGGATTGACCGGGGGTTTTGGTAATTTTTCCAATAGCGTAGGAATGGTTCCCGGTTCTATTGGGCTCAAGACTGCCCTAGGTGCGGCTGCAATCCCTGCCGTTATGGGTGCTTACGAGGACAGTAAAGAAGGGGTTCCCGCTCAAAAAACCAATGATGCAGACCTTGGCGCATATGCTAAATCAGGGGCTCAGTTTCACCCTAATTGGGTTGGCCCTTACGAAAGCAGAGTACCCGGGGGTGAGTACACATATGCCCGTCCGTACTATGGCGCTGAAGGCGGCGCAGTTGGCATGGCAGATGGTGGCGTAACTGGTATGGCTATGGGGGGCATACCTCAGCGCGATGTCTACCAAGAGTACATGGATTACTACAACAACTCTTTCCCCCCTGTGAGTAAAGAAACGGTCACTACACCACTATTCAAATACCCTGAACCAACCGTTGCTGCCCCTGCCCCTGCACCAGCAACACCTTTCCTTGAGGCCCCCATTTCTAACAATACTCAGGGTGGTCGCGGTATGAGCCAAGAACAGCGGGATGAGAAGAATGACCCTAATTCTTGGAGCAACCAAACAGACTCCCAAAAGGCTAGGCAGTACGCATATAGCCCTATCCAGTCACAAATTACCCAATTAGGTTTAGAAGGGTTGAAGTCACCAATCTCTTCTATGGGGCTACTGGGAAGACTATTTGGGGGGGACACTTTTGTTAAAAATATTGATAAAAACATTGACATAGCCAAGGGTTACGACCCTGCAAATGTTGCCCCTGTAATGGAAGGGTATACCCGCGTTTCACCGACTGACCCTTTCCGTCGTACTGTGAAAGAGCAAGATACCTATAGCAATGAAAACTCCAATGCAAAAATTGCCGGAATAATTGCAAACGCAGAAGCGGCGTTAAGACAATCCGCCAATGAAGGCGATGCGGGTAATCAACAAGCTGCTAACGCTATGGCGGCACAGGCAGCGGCTTCACGCCAGCCTTCGGTAGTTCGAGGTGACCCTGCGCAACAAAAAGCAGCAATTGCCGGAATGGTGGCAGCATCTAATGCGGCAGCAAATGGTGTATACGGTAATAGTGCTAACAGTGGCCCCGCAAATGATGGGCGGGCAGACCCCGGCGGAGAAGGTAAGACTAGCTATGGCGCTGTGGCCCGTGGGTATACAGGTGGCAGTGAAGCTGCTACTGGTGGCCTCTCTACTCTTCACGGCTTTGAACACATGGCCCGTGGTGGCAACGTGCATGGCAATATGCGTCCTCCCCCTGCGTTTTTCCAAAATGGAAAGTTCACTACACACCCAGCCAAGATGTATGCTGAAGGTGGAGTTTCTGACCCTTACAACCTAGGCTCTTACTCCGATGGTGGTCGGTTGCTCAAGGGCCCCGGCGACGGTGTGTCCGACTCTATCCCTGCCACTATTGGTAAAGGCCAACCGGCCCGCCTTGCAGACGGTGAGTTCGTTATTCCAGCCCGCATCGTGTCCGAAATTGGTAATGGTTCCACGGAGGCTGGAGCGCGTAAGCTGTATGCCATGATGGACAGAATCCAAGCTGGGCGTAAAAAATCTGTTGGTCGGGGAAAGGTTGCCGTAAACAGCCGTGCAGATAGGTACTTGCCCGCATGAACTACACCATCCAACAGGAAAATTTCAAGACTACTTACCTAGAACTTGAACCCCTGTACCGGCAGCACTATGCCGAGATGGTAGAACGACTTGCTGGGCAGGGGGTGGAATACTCCCCTTATAACCCACGGTTACATGAATACGGCGAGTCATGCGATAAAGGCTATTTGCTGACCTTTGTACTTCGGTGTGATGGGATTGCATGTGGGTACATCAATGTGTACATCACCAATGACATGCATAACCATGATTTAGTTGCACAGGAAGATACAATCTTTGTGGTAAAAGAACACCGTAATGGTGTAGGCAAAAAGCTAGTCCAGTTTGGGCTTGATGAGTTAAAACGTCGCGGTGTAAAGCGATTGCTTGTTTCAGCTATGACAGATTTACGAGTAGCCAAGTTATGGGGCCGCATGGGCTTCAAAGAAGTAGCTACTCAGATGATGTACACCTTCTAGGACAAAACCATGTGCGGAAATTCACAACCATCAGCACCTACAAGTTCGGGTACTACGATATCCGAATTGCCTGACTGGGCAAAGGGCTATGCCAAGGACACGCTGGCTAAAGCAGGTCAACTGACGGATATCAACAAGAATCCGTATAAACCGTATGAAGGTCAGCGCAATGCGGCCCTCTCCCCCATGCAGATACAAGCAATGCAAAGTGCTGCCAACATGTCTGCTGGGCCTGAAGCGTTCAGTAAGGGTATCAGTGGTTACATGTCTCCCTACATGCAGAACGTGGTGGACATTGGGAAGCGTGAAGCCACACGGCAGTCGGGAATCATGGGGCAGCAACAGCAAGCGCAAGCTGCTCAGGCCGGTGCGTTTGGCGGTGGTCGAGATGCCATCATGCGGGCAGAACGTGAACGCAACCTTGGTATGCAGATGAGCGACATCCAAGATAAAGGGATGCAGTCTGCGTATGACCAAGCGGCTAACCAGTTCCGTCAAGGTATCACCCAAGGCATGGACATCAATAAGATGCAGGCTGGGTACGGTGGCATGCAGCAAGCCCAAGTACAGAAAGAACTTGATACTAAGTACGGTGACTTTGGCAACCAGATGAACTACCCGTACAAGCAGTTGGGTTTCATGTCTGACATGATTCGTGGCTTGCCCGTAGGTACAGCATCTTCCACTACGCAGTATCAAGCCCCCGGAAGCACACTCGGTCAGCTTGGTGGTCTAGGCGTTACTGCGCTTGGTCTGAGCCGATTCATGGCTGACGGCGGGGAAGTGCGTGGATACGCTGGCGGTGGTAGTGTGGGTGCAGATGTAGAGAACGAGTCCAATATTGCAGCCATCATTCACAAGTTACCTGATGCGGAGTTACAGAAAGCTGCGCAAGCTGCGGCTCAACGTGGGGATAAAGAAGAACTGCGGCTCATTGAAGACGAGTTTGCAATGCGGGCTTCTCTAAAAAATGGGGTAGCTAGTGTAGTTCCGTCTAGCATGACGGGCATGGCTGATGATGGTGGTGATGTACCGGCTGGGGCTAACGGCGGTATCGTTGCGTTTGGTGAAGGCGGTTCTCCATTAAGCCGGTGGTGGGAAGAAAAGTACAAAAACATGCGGGCTGAAGGAGATAGAGCCGCGCTAGAGAAAGAAATGCGCCAAAAATATGGACGCTTGGGTGGAACTTTTGGTGGGCTTAGAGAGCAATCAGATACTGACTATGAAGCCAACCAAAAAATATACGAAGCCTTGAACAGTGGGAATTTAACCATTGACCAATTACGGGCAATCAAAGCTAGGGGGGCCGCAGGGTTACCCGCTCCTGTTACATCACAAACACCTTCTACCACTGGTGGTAGCCGTGTTCAATTAAATTCCGCAAATGACCCCCGGTCTACGGCGTATAGAGGCACACAAGATGCTGCCCCTGCGGCTGGTGGTGGAGGTAAAGGTGGAGATAGGCCAAGTGCTGCTATCTCGGACAACCTACACCCTGCCATTGCTGCGACTGTGGATAAAGCCCTAGCGGATATGGCTGCAAGCGGTAAGGTGGATTCTGGCTCCCTTCAGAACAAAATGAAAAGCATGTACGACATGATTTCACAAGGCAACGGTGACATGTTGCAAGGTCTTAAAGACCAGATAACCCAAGGTGACCAACAGGTTGATGAAACTAAAGGCCATGCACTGGGCAATATCCTTATGGCTTTCGGGGCTAACTGGGCAGCTAATGCATCTAAACCCGGCGCTACAGCTTTAGGGTCAGCAGCGGGAGCAGCGCCAGCGGCTCAACAAGAGATGGCTGCCCAAGACAAGATTGTGCGTGACATGCGCGATGTGCAAAACAAAATCAAGATGGACTACACCAAGTTCCAAATTAGTCTCAAGAAGGATGACCAGAAGACTGCGCTTCAAGCGGCGCAAGACATGGAGCGGAATGAACTTCTTGCTGCTCAACTTAGAGAGCAGGCTGCTTTCCACGGCGGTTCACTTGCTTTGGATGGGAAAAAACTTGAAATCATGGCTGCTGATGCTAAAGCAGCTGCGGATTCCCGGTTGCAAGAACTGGGTATTCGTAGAGGTCAAGTAGAGTTGCAAAATCGTAGAATGGACATATACGAAAAAGATGCGGCTGCAAAAGCGCAAGCAAATCAAGTTAGGTTGGCAGCGGTTCAGCGTAACCTTGCAAATGACTTTGATAAAAACAACTCTAACAAGCTACGGGACTACCAAAAAACAATGCCCCCATTGCAAGCTGAACAAAGGTATAAAGCTGAAAGAAATGCTTACGTAGCAGATAACGTGGCCCCATACCTTTCTGGTGGAGCGGGGATAAGTTCGACAAGCCGTTACCCTAGTGCAGATAGCCTTTTGGACTAAACCATGCTAATTACCCTACCAAAACTGGGGCCGGTTAACTTTAGGGATGACCTGAGCCCACAGGAATTTGACGCACAGCTACAGCGACTTTCCCAAAAGTATGACTTCAAGATTCCTAAGCGCGAGATGGGGCTTATGGAAATTGCCAAGCAGGGCGCGATGCGTAGCTTGGGGGAAACAGGTATCGGTATCACGGACACGCTGCCCGCTATGGCGGCTAGTGCGCTTGGGTTCAATGACTACGCCAAGAAACAAATGGTGGAAGCACAGGAAGCACGGGCTGCACTACAAGAAAAATATCCTACCCGTGTAGCTTCCTACAAAGACATCAGCAGCCCAAGGGAAACCCTAGAATACGGCTTTGAAACGCTTGGTGAGTTATTGCCCAGTGTTGGTACTGCACTCATCCCCGGTGTTGGTCTTGAAGCCGCAGGGGCTAGGTTAGGTGCGTCTTCCGCTGCCAAAGTTGCTGCCGAACGAGGACTAGGTGAAGTTGCTGCCAAAGCATTGGTGGAAAAGGGTGCGCAAAGTGCAGGACGTATTGGGCAAGTCGGTGGCTTGTATCTTGGTTCCGCAGCGCAGAACGTGCCCGAAGTGTTCGAAGGCATCTATCGGGAAACTGGAAGGCTTGAGCCTACGATTGCTGCGTTGGCTGGTGGTATCAGTTCCGTGTTGGACACTGCGCTCCCCGCCCATATCCTTGGGAACCTAGGTGGTTACGGCAAGCTGAAGGCTATTGAGGCAATTGCTCGCAATACTGGTGCGGCTCCCAGTGTGTGGAAAACCATTGGTAAGGAAGCAGCTAAGAGCGCATTGACTGAAGGACTTACTGAGACTGCCCAAGAAGGTATTGCTGCGTACGCTGAACAAGTTGCTGGTAGTACAAAAGGATTGTTCAGTCCTGAGAACATGGCGCGGTACAAAGAGTCGTTTGTCAAAGGTGCAATCGGTGGTGGCGCATTTGGTGTTCCCGGCGGCGCGGCACAAGGCTTTGCACAGAAGGGCGAGTTCAATAGACAGCAGGCTGAACAAGCCGCTGCGCAACAAGCCGCTGCACAACCTACGCCTCCACCTATCACTGAAGCAGCCCCCGCTATACCAGCCCCACCTCCGTCTACCTATCTGAACGATGCGGACAAGGCCAATCCTACGTCTGCTGCTGCGTTGGCACAGATGCGCAAGATGGTCACCGATAACCCCGACATCTCAGCGCAAGAGCTTGTTCAGGCTATCTCGGAGAAGCACAACATCGTCCCTGATATTCGGTTTGCGCAAGAAGCCAAGCTGCTGGGGCCTGAGACTTACCTGAAGGGTTCGGAGAAGAACAACCCCATCGTGTCTTCTGCCATTACGCAGATGCAAGGTATGTTGAAAGACAACCCAGCCTTAACCGATGTGGAGTTGGTGGAAGCATTCAAGGCTGCTTCAGGCCATACCGTTGATGTCCGCTACGCCAAAGAAGCTAAACTTCTTGGCCCTATACCTGAGACTGGAGTAAGCAATGTTGCAGAACCTAGAAGTGAGCCAAGTGGAGCAAGCGTTGCTGTGGTTGACGCAGCCAGAACTGGAGCCCCCGGAAGTGTTGCGACACCTAAACGAGATGGAGTGGTTCCTGTTGAGCCGAATGCTGGAGTCGCTGATGTTGGAGAAGCACCAAAGCCCGCTGCATTAAAGAAGAAAAAGGAAACCCCGAGTGTCCCTACGCCCGTTGAAACCGTCCAAGCAGAAACGCAAAAACAAACAACGACCCCAGCCGCAGCTACGGTAGTAACTGAGCCCAAGGTAGAACCGGCTCCCGCGCCAGTAATAAAAAAACCCGAGCCTGCCCCCGTTCCTGCACCAGCCCCTGCACCCGCGCCCGCAGTGGCAAAGGTAGAGCCAAAGGTAGAACCAAAGGCCGAGCCAAAAGTAGAGAAGCCCAAAGCGGAGTCCAAGGTTGAACCCAAGGCAGAAGAGCCCAAGTACGGCGCGTCTTCAAAGGACTTGCTTGCTCAGAAGTTTGAGGATGACCTCAATGTTGTCCATGAGAAGCTGGGCAAGAAGGGCAAGCTGACCGAGCAAGAGAACGCCGCAAAATCGTATTTTGGTAAGGTAGTGCCTGAACTCGCCATTCGTTCTATAGCGAATGATTTGGTACATCAAAATACACCATACAGAAACGCCAAGATGAAGGCGTTTGAAAAGTCTGCTGAAGGGCCAGAACCTACCTTTCATACACCTGAAGAAGCTGCCTTTTTCAAAGGGCAAGGTGGGGGTAAAACCAAAATGGCTGAAAGCTGGGTACGTGAGAACTTGTCTCCTACAAGTGTGAAGCACTTGGACGACCACATCAAACTGTACGAAAAGGAAAAGGCTGGCTCTGCTGCGTTCTCCAAGAAGATAAACAAACAGCAAGAAATCAAAGCTGCTTCCGAAGAACAGTTCAAGGATGAAAACCGCGCCGAAGGTAAGACAGGCGAAGGTACGGATGTCAATGAGAACCGCGCCAAGAAAGACGCGATGATGGACATCAAACTTGACCTTGGCAATGTGCAGGGCAAGCGGGCTATAAAGAACCAGAAGAAAGCCGCTAAGAAGTTGATGGAAACTCGTATGGGTTCGGAGTTTCTTGAGATGGATGAGATTGCAGACACGGACGAAGTGTTGCTTGCCTCGCCCGAAGTTGCCAACATGCACGACCTACCGCATCCCGTTGTTGATGCTGCCTTGCGTCGGGGCGATTTGGTTGGCGCTCTACAACTTCTTGATGAGTCTGAATCTTCAGACTACGTGTCACGTGTGGCAAGTACGCTCGCCAAATATATGGGTGATACGAAGATTGAGTACGGAGCCAAAGAGTCTAAGTTTGACCCCAAGACGAACACTATCTACTATCGGGAAAACCCCACCGAGTACGAGATATTGCACGAGGCTACCCATGCTGCTGTGTCGCACTTTTTAGCTAACCCTTCTCACCCAGTTACCAAACAACTGCAAGCGTTGTTCGATGAAATCAAGGGCAGTATCGACGGTGCATATGGCGCACAAAACCTACAGGAATTTGTTGCCGAGGTTTGGAGTAACAAGCTGTTCCGTCAGCAATTGAAAGAGATGCCATCGGCAACTCCCAAGCTGTCCATGTGGGACAAAATTCTGAATGTGTTCCGTAGGATTTTTGGGTTTGAACCTAAAGCTGAACCTAAAGCCGAGTCCGTGCTGGACAAAACGGATGCCTTGATTGACCAAATTGTTGGCCCAGCGCCTGAGTTCCGTGATGGGGATACGCTGTACGCACAAGCAATCAACGACCCTAATATTGCCCGTAGGATTCTTCAGCAAGTAGGAACCACGGGTACGGTGTTCACTCCTGAGCGTGTAACCGATTGGCTTGCCAGTGCGGAAACCGTGGGAGTTAAGGGGCGCACGACGATGTACAAGTTCCTCAACTTGTCTGCGTTTGGGCAAGTTTCCAGTAGGTTGCTGGGTAGAGAAGCCATAGACTTTGCGGACAAAGTGAACGAGATGTCAGGGTACTACGAGACCTTGATGAACAAGCTGCACCCGTTGCATAAGCGGCTGGAGGCGTACGCCGACCCGAGCAATAACCGGTATAAGGCATGGGCTACGCTGGTGCATGAGTCCTCACGGTTCGATGTTGACCCGAGGAAGAACGTCAGTGAGTACGCTACCAATCCTGAGAAGCTGACTAAGTACCGCGAGTTCAAAGCGGAGTATGACCGCCTACAGCCAAACGAGAAGGCGCTGTACGATGACTTGTTCAAGGCATACGATGCGATGTACTTGGAATTGAAGGATTCCATTCGTAACAACTTAATGGATGCGTTCCCGACTGACCAAGGCAAAGCACTGTCTGCGTACAACAAAATCATGGATGAGATTACGTCCAAGAAGATAGGGCACTACGTGCCGTTGTACCGTGATGGTGCGTTCTTCTTGACCTATCTGCCCAAGGGTTCCGCAGAGCATACGACTGAGATGTTCAATACTCAAGCAGAGCGTGAGGCCAAACGATTCCAGCTAGAGAAAGACGATGCGGTTGAACCAAACAGCTTTGAAGAGAAGGCGCTGTTCGATACGCTGAAAGCCCGCAATATCCCCGCTGGCACTATGGCGGCGAACATCATCAAGATAATGAAGGACAACGGTGTAGACGATGTTGGCATAGACAAGTTCATCCAGCTTATTGTTAGCGCGATGCCCGAGACCAGCCTGATGAAGTCTTTCCAGACACGTAAAGGCACGCCCGGTTACATCAACGACCCGGCTCTGGCTTTCTCCAATGTGTCTAGTTCTACTGCTAGGCAGTTGTCACGTATGCGTTACAGCGAGACCCTGCAAGGGCTTGTCGATAAGATGAGCGAAAAGGGTAGGCAGATGCGTGGTGGGGATAGTACCGTCGCTGCCGAGTACGTCAGAGAGTTTGAAGCCCGCCGTGAGTACGCGATGAGCCCGAATGTTTCTACATGGGCACGGTATGCCAGCACGGGTTCTTTTTACTTCAACTTGGCATTCAACGTGTCCTCTGCGTTTGTCAATACGTTGCAGACCCCGATGGTTGTGCTGCCGCACTTGGCTGGTGTACACGGCTGGGGTAACTCCCGCAGGGCCTTGCAAAAAGCCTTGAACCTGTACACAAGCAGTGGACTCAAGCGTAAGGTCACGGACATCAACGGGAAAGAATCTGAAGAGCGGGCCATGCTCTCCATTGAAAACCTTGTAAACGCTGGAAAAAACCCTGAGTACAAAGCCCTCATTGAACGACTGTCGGCACTTGGGTTCCTACAAAACTCCACCGCCCGCGATGCACTAGAAGCATCACAACGCGCCCCATCTGAGAGTGGTGGCAAAAGGCCGTTGGGGGAAAGGGCTGCTGCCGCTTCAGGTTTTATGATGCACCACACCGAGCGGATGAACCGTGAAATCACTGCGGTTGCTGCATTTGATTTGGAAATGGAACGGTTGAAAGGCAAAGGAATTACTGGGGACGCAGCCCAGAAGCAGGCAATTGAAAAAGCCGTACGTGTTACAGAGTTAACACACGGTGCTGGCAGTGCAGTATCTGGTCCTAGCATTGGTCATAACGACTTCGGTAAAGTTCTTACCGTGTTTAAGCGGTTTGGGTTCACCATGTACTACAACTTGTTTGACAACATACGTCGGGCTTTCCCCGTAACCAAGGACATGAGCCCTACTCAAGTTGAAGAAATGCAAGCAGCGCGTAGGCAGTTGGCGGGCATATACGGCATGGCGGGACTGTTTGCTGGCGTTAAGGGCTTACCCTTGTTTTGGGTTGTGCAGATGGCGTATGACGCTTTCCAAGACGATGACGATGACAACTTTGACACCATGATGCGTAAGTATCTTCACGAGATGGTGTACAAAGGCCCAGTAAATTACCTCACCAACCTTGGTATTGCCGACCGTGTGGGCTGGACGGATTTGATTTACCGTGAGAACAAAGGCGGCAAGGCTGATGCAAGTGCGTTGACTAGCATGCTGACCAATATAGCTGGTGCACCATACGCTACAGCAGATAGCATTTACCGTGGTTCGCAATTGATAGGTGAAGGACAATTTGAGCGCGGTGTGGAGGCCATGTTGCCTGTGGCGCTTCGTAACGTGTTGAAGGGCGGGCGCTATGCAGTTGAGGGTGTTAACACCCTGCGCGGTGACCCTGTCATGGGGGACATCAACGGCTACAACGCCGCCATGCAAGTCCTTGGCTTTGCCCCTGCTGACCTGTTGAACCAGATGGAGATGAACCAGTACGCCAAGCAGCTTGACGATGCGACTGTTGGGAAGAGCAAGCGGTTGCTCAAGCAGTACTACATTGCTGACAAGATGGGTGACACTGACCGTGCCGATGCAATTAGGGAAAAGCTGTTTGCCCTAAGCGACAAGCACAACTTGGGCGTTACCGATGCGACTATCAACAAGTCCATGAAGGCAAGGGAACAATTATCGGGCGAGTTGTACCACGGCACTAAGATATCCAAGAGCATCCGCGATGAGGTTGAGCAAAGCCTTGCGGAGATGGAGTAAAGAAAAACCCCGAGGGTTACTCGGGGTAAAAGGAGGAGAGAGCAACTAAAGCCAAGGAGATTAGTGCTAGGCGAACTCTAGCACGAAATCAATTTATCCGCCAGAACCTTACGCCTTGAGTTGCCCCCTCCAAACAAAAACGGGATTTGACTTTCATACCCCGCAGGTTAGCAGCACGTTCTACCGCTTCCATTAACGTATCAGGTGTTAACGTCGGTATGTAGAACGAACTGCCAACCACAAACTTATGCCACTCTATTATGACTGGTACACCGCTATTCAGTATCGTCATATGACGGAGAAGGCAAAGAATTGTCTTCAGGATTCAAGACCGTTGCTTTTGCGCAATCAACCACTAAGGCGCTCACCGCTGGCGTGGACATGTCTGACCCGCGAGACATGGCTTTCTTGATGATGCCCATCCCAGCCCCGAGGCTGTTCAAATCATCCACCAACGCCTTATAGGAAACTTGGTTCTCACTGCACCACTCACGCAGTATCTTGACGGAGATGAACAACTGCTTCGTATCGGGCTCAAAGCGACTGATGAGTTCCCCACGGGGTTCTCGCACGGGTGCTTCGGTAAGACCGGAACGCTTGTCCACAGTGCTGTTGATGATGAGCATGTTGTTGTTGTACCTGTTAAGGAACAATCCAAGGTGTGCAAGAGGGCCAGTGACGCCGGGCCGCACTTCAACGCGCATCCTGCCAATTGTTTCCACAGCCCACTGGTAGATTGCTCCTACGTCAATGTTGTGCAGACCCAGCTTCTTGGTGATGATGCCAGCCGTGAGGGCGCATGCCACCGTAGCTGACCAAAACCGCTCCCGTTGGGTGATGCCCGCTGCCTTGTCAAACTTGCGCTGAATCTTGGCAATCATCTCCTTGACTTCAGGCAGATTGGCAATCACGTAGCGGATGAACATCTCTCCGGCAATGCCGTAGTTCTCATACATACCATTGAACGCCGAGTCAGATTCGGTCTTGCTCATGTCGTCGTTCTTGGAGACATTGAATTCCAGTATGCGCATCAGTTCGCCTTCAGGAAAATCCTTGAGGTTGAACAACTGGTCGTACAGGCTCTTGTTCCCCGAGGTAATGGCAATCAATGACCAGCGCAGGATGTTCAGCCGTTCTGCATTGACTTGGCTCTGCATGCGGTTGCGTCCCCGCCCATGCGTTAACCCGTATGCGGTCATGCTGACTTCGGAGTCGGGCATGTTGGTCAACTCATCTATCGTTGCGGGAATGTTGCCAAGCACCGAGATACGGTGCATACGTGCCAAGTACTTATCGTCTTGGTTCAACAGGGTCTCAACAGGGTGACCCCAAATACTGTTCACCATGTGTTGGATGGTCGTCTTACCTACGCCTGACCCGTTGTTCGTCAGATGGATGATTGCCCCGTTCAGCTTGGTGAATTTGAACAACGCCGAGCCAAACCCTGCGAACAGTGTGAACGCCCGCACTTCGTTGCCCTTACGTGCGTAGTTGTCTGCCACCTTTGCCCACTCATGGATAGTACCCTTCTTGGTGTACATGGTCGCAAGGTGTGCCGTAGCGGAAGATGAGGGGCTGTAGTTGACACCGCTACTTGTAATTTCCCGATTACCAATGACGAATTTCGTATCGTCTTCGCACCAGCCAAATTGCTGCCGTGCCTTCTCGGCTTCAGCAGTTTGTTGTAGTTCGTTTACCCAGCGTGTTACATATGACATAAGCGCATCCAATTTCTTGTTAAGTGCAGTGACCCCCTGATAGGCAATTACTTCGCGGAATTTCTCCTTGGAGAGAACGCTTGATAGGGGGCACGAAAATTCCCGAATCCCGTCCTTGGGCATATGCAAGCGCATCCATAGGGACTCACCAGCATCGGGGTCTGTTAGCCGTTTGACCACATAGAAGTCGTACTCATAAATTAACTGGTCACGTTCATCATCGTCCTCCTCGTCTTCCTGCTTCTTCGTGGTCTTCTTCTTGGTGTTAGGGTTGCCCCGCTTATATACCCCGCCATTCCTGCCACGAAAATATGGGAATGGGTACTCAGGGATTTCAACCGTGATTTCTTCTTCCAACGTAGCGTTACGCATCACAACGATGTTGTCTTCAGCCTTCGCTTCTGCAATCTGTGCGCCTATCTGAATAGGGGAAGTGATATTGCCTTTGTGCGGGCATTCCTTGCAGCCTTCAGGGTTCAGGTTCTCAAACGTGCTGCACTTGTACGGCTTGCCAAGTAGAACGTCTGCCTTGACCTTGGTTACCTGTGGGTCGTACTCGTCATGGGCATGGGATATCTTGTGTATGGCAAGTTCCCCGTCCTCGCAGTTGACCGCAATCGACAGCCCCGCTCTCCACAAAGGCTCATCAATCTCTTGCTGGTTCTTGTAGATATGGACAAGTTGTGCACAGCTTTTACCCTGTGCCGCCTTACGCATGATGGTTCCAAACTTGGAGATGCTGTTACCCATCAAAGCGCGAGTCGTTGCATCCATTGGGCGGCGATGCGCTGGTGTAGCAAATAGCTGTGTTGGGTCTTCATCCACCTGTCCAGCTCCGATGATTTCCTTGAACCTATCGAATGTTGTAGGTTGTGATTCAAGTACCACCGTGACCTTGTTGGGAGGTGTGTCCTTATAGTTAAGTGTGTACGGCACTCGGAGTATTCGGGCTCCATCAGCCGTTACTGCTGAGTCAGCGTGTAACTTGTGCTGGGCACAAAACTTCTTGAACGCTTCAGCCGTAGGCTTCCAATCGTTGTAACCTATTGCTTCTGTCAGTGTCCAGTAGACATGTACACCGCGCCCCGAATTAACGATGGTCGGTTTTGGAAGTCCGGTAGCGTCAACGAACGCTCGTAAGGCAGTGAGAGCAGTGGTCTGCGTGTCGTATGGTTTTGCATCTCCGCAATCAAGGTCAAGCCAAAAAGACTTGAACCACTTTGCGTTTTGCATGGTGCGTCCATCAACAGGGTTTGCATACTTGGCACATCCAAAATATGCGTCATACCCTTGGGACATCAACCCATCAACTACACCATCTATCTCCTCGGCTGTCTCTACGAATGTTTGTCTTGGCACACCTTTCTTCAGCCCCACCACGCAGTACATCCCTTCGGACGCAAGCACGGCAGAGAAAAAGGAAGTCCGTGAGGTCATTGTTCGCTCTCAAAATTTCAGAACCCCCGCTGGCGACGGAAGACTGAGTTACAACGGTTGTCGTGCTTTTAGTTTTTTGATGACATCATGCAAGGTCTCGCGCATCGTGGGGTGAGGTAATGACTTACCTAAGAACCACAGATACACGGCCTGACGGGACACATCTAAAAAGTCAGCAACATCTTGGACGGGGATATCTCGCGTAATACATATGCGTCCAAGCTGCACACCAAGATGGGACTGGTCTGCCTTCCTGTTGGCTTCAATAAACTTACGTGAATAGCCTCTGTTGTTCATAGTGTTAGGTGGGGGTACTCGCTGCGTCCGGCATCTACAGAAATCTGCGCGGCATCCGCTTTCCCCCCGAAAGAGTTACTCCAGCCAATCGTCCAAGACTTCGGCTACGTCCGTTGGGGTAGCTTTCTTGGCGCGTTTGGTGGGCTCCGCTACCACCTCTTCTTCGGGCTCCACAGCGGGTTTGGCTTTGGCCTTGGGGGCAGGGGCTTCCTCAGCGGGAGCGGGAGCGGCAATAGCGGCCTTCGGCTTAGCCCCGTCCATAGCAGAAGATGTTGAGGCAATCGCAACCTTCGCTTCGGCGGATTGACCCTTCTCTTGTGCGTTCTCCAGTTCTTCAGGCTCCAGCGGGCGCACTGCCTTAAAGGTCAGCTTGGGCGTAGCACTGGCAGTATCGAACCGCATCTCGGTAACCACTGCGGTGATAGGAATACCATGACCGCCCAAGAATTTAGCGTATGCCTGTAGGGGCATCTTGCCATTTTCAGCGTTGCCAAAGATAGACTGTCCGGGCAGTTGCAGTTGATACACATCACCCTGCATATCGTTTTCCAGTGTCACTGCCAAGCGTTGGCTGTAACGGCAAGCACGGCTTGTGCCCTGTCCTGAACCAGCGATGTTTTGCGGGCAGGAGGCGCACTTACTGGCTTGGGGTTCATCTGACTTTGCGTCGGGGGAGATGCCATCGTTTGACCAGCATGTGGGGGCAATGTTCTTGCCTTCTTCATAGGTGCCTTCATAGTAGGTACGTGATACGTTCTCATTAGCCGCCACAACCACAATGTTCATGGAGCGGTCTTCGTTTTGGGCAATCTCTTTACCATCGACAAGCATGCGGAACACGCCACCACGGATAGAGATGCGTTTACTAGCACCGCCGCTAGAGCCGCCCATCAGGGACTTGGTAGTCGCATCCAGTTGCAGGTTGCGCAGGTGTGCGGGCAGTGTGTTGCCGCCCTTAGAAAACAATGTCAACTCACTCATTTACTTCTCCTTTGATAAACAGATACATGGCTTCAACAATCTCAAAAAAGTCTTTATTAGGACTTGGATTCATAGGACTATTGAAATACGATAGTGCCAATTGAACGGCATGAATCCGTACGTGTTGTTCAGCGGTGAGGTTGCCACTCATTTAACTTCTCCTGTAGGTTGAGGTTGGGGGTTGGTATTGGTGATTTTTTCAATGTCCGCACGTTTGATGCGCACCTTGTTACCCACTTTGAAATGGGGAATCTTTCCTTCACGTATCAACGTGTAGACCGTTTGCCGAGAGACCCGCAATAGTTTTGCGACTTCCTCTGCTGTGTATGCTTCAACTTGCATTCTTGCTTCTCCTTATGGTGACTGAGTACTTGCTATCAATGTTCATGCCGCGAGGCATGAGGTCGGGGTTTTCCTCCAGTAGCTGTTTCATTCCGGTCTGACTAACACGCTGCTCCAAGAGTTCAGGCATGTCGTGTTCCTTAATGAATTTGTACATGGATTGCCAATCACTCGTCCAGTAGCGGGTCTTAACCGAACGGTAGACCAAGCCATGTTGAGTTTTCAGACTGTCAGTGTCGAGGGTCTTGCAGAGGTCAAGCAGCTTGGTCTCCACAAGTTCCATCTGTGCTTTGATAGCACCGTCTTGCTCTTCGTATTCGCGTAGGATTACGCTACGCTTGTCGCGCATCTTGATGTAAGCGGCGACTAATCTATCAACTGAAATATCTTGAACCATTTGCACTCCTTAAAAAGAGGAACCCGTATAGTAGCACTAAATTTAACAATGTCAAGACTAGTCGGATAAAATTTCTTTGTAGAGGTCAATTATTTTGTTATGAAAATCGACTTTGTTATGCAGCATGGAGTACATGTTGCGCTCCGCTCCACTGCCCTGTAGGTGCACCACGGTAGTCGGGTTCTTCTGCCCTGCCCTGTGGACACGGGCGTTGCACTGGAGGTAGGTCTCCACTGACATGACGGGGCTCCAGTACACGATAGTGTTTGCGGCATGTAGGGTCACGCCATGCGATGCGGCCTGTGGTTGGATGACCAGCACTTGCGGGATGTCAGTCGTTTGGAATCGGTCAAAGATGTCTGTGCGCTTACCCACGGGCACATCACCATGAATCACCGCTGTTGAGTACCCATGCTTGCGTAGGTCTTCGGCTACCAACTCAATGCCGTGCCGATAGGGCACGAACACCAACACCTTGTGGCTGGCTTCCTCAATGACTTCCCGCAGGACTGCAAGCCTATTGCTGGCATCGAACTGCACGGTCTCACCCGAGTCGGAATAGACTGCCCCTGCGGACAACTGCAATAGCTTGTTCAGGCTGGCTGCGGCGTTGACTGTAGTTATCTCTTCACCAGCAGCTTGCACGATTAAACGTCGGCGGAGCAACTGGTAGTATTTCTCTTGCTGTGCAGTAAGTGGTACGTTGCGCGTTACGTAGGTCATCTCTGGGAGGTCTAAACATTCCTCCTTCGTAAACCTAATGGCAGGTTGTAAGGCACGGTGAACAACAACTTGCGCTTCGGGTTTGGGAACCCATTTGAACTGTGTCACCTTGTTCATCACAGCATCCTTAAACGCCCCCGCATTTTTTGGTACACCATCAGGGTTGACCAGCTTGGCGATGCCGTATGCGTCTGTGGGTGATTGGGATGCGGGTGTTCCTGTGAGCAACCATAGCCATGTCTGTGGGGTAAGTATTTTATGTAACACCTTCCAACGTCTTGTAGAGGGGTTCTTGTATGCGTTAGCTTCGTCAACCACTATCAAGTCAAACCCACCCTTGCGGATGGTGTCTGCCACAATCTCCACACCGTCATAGTTGATGGCGACATACTCAGCATCCCCGTTAATGATGTCCTCACGCTTCGATGCTTTGCCGTATGCAATATCCACCCTACGGTGCATAGCAAACTTGAACAAGTCATTGCGCCAAGCCGAGTCCATGATGGATAGGGGGCAAATGATAAGCACCCGCTTGATGAACCCAAGGGACATCAGGTAGTCGGATGCCCAAATTACGCTGGCAGTTTTTCCTGTGCCTTGCTCGTTGAAACAGAACGCCCGCCGATGCAGGGTTAGGAATGACGATGTAGTCTTTTGATGGTCGAACGGTTTGTACAAACCGGGCCATTTGTACGTAGCATTGATTGGTGATGGTACGTTAATGCGTAGGTTCTTTAGTACCGTTGCTTCTTCTAGTCCCCAATGCACCAGCACTTCGGAGAACCCATCCCCTACGTTGACCACCTTACTTTTCGGTATGACCGTTGTGATGCGGTCAGGGTTGCGCACCTTCAATAAGATGGCTCTGTTATCAATAATTTCCACATGGACTCCTATAGGTAAGCACTCCAAACATGGTGTTCGGAGGGTAGGTTGTTGGCTGTTAGTTCCCCTTTTCCGCTTTCGCGTGCCTTCACGGCTCCTCATTTGAACCACGCCTGTCCAGTGGTCACCAACACGGCTGGTGACTATTCCAAATAGTACCTAGGAACAATCACCATGCGTATTAGTCCTCGTCTTTCCGAGGTGTCCGTTAACTCGCGGCTGGAACCTTGCCGTGTTAACTGATGCAGTTATCTCATGCAGGGGATAGCACCCCTCGTCTCACTCACACTTGCACCTAACTTCGTGAGACTGTCTACGAAACCGAAACCGAAACTGAAACCAAAAACCAAATTACTTCATTGACTTATCGGCATTCCTTGGGAACGACCGATTCTTTGATGCGGACTCAAGCCTCACACCGTTCTTGTTTGAACCGCCTTTGGACAGGGCTTTGACATGGGCAACATCCTTACCCGTGCGGTCAACGCCTTTCTTGTCCAACGCTCGTCTAGCACGTTGCCGCTCCATGCGGGCCTCATGTGCACCATCTCGTTTCTTTTCCAACTCGTACTCCCGCTTAATATTGCGGTCTTCCTTGTTCTTGTACGCCATCATTCACTCCTTCCATTATGGGGGCAAATCAGCACAGGGCAATACGCCTTGCATGTAAAGTTCTTCTTCGGGTTGAATATTTCGCTCTCGTAAGCCGCATCCCGTTGTACCAATATGTTATCCAGTTCCGTAAAGATATGCATCGCAGTGGGAGCATCATATTCCGCTTTGACCAAATCTTCAGCCACCACGAACAGCAGGGCAGCTTTGATATGCACGACAGTCGGAAAGTGCAGGAACACACACGCCGCCATTAACGCCAACTGCTTGGTGTCCGCATACCTACTGGACTTGCCCGTCTTGTAGTCGATGATACGCGCCATTTTCCCATCGGGGCTGATGATTACCAAGTCGGCAATGCCCCTGTACCAAACCTTGGGGTCGTCGAACGCGCAAGGGAGCAACCGCCCATCCACACGTTGTAGCCCCATTTCAAGTTCACAGTACTTTTGACCGGGGTACGTGTTCAGCTTATCCAACAACGGGTTTAGGTATGAGTACTTCTCAGGTAGGGGGACGCCATCCCGTATGTAGTATTCGGCGGCGGCATGCACATCTGTGCCGTACATCATGGCGGTACTCGCGGGTTCTGAAATGTCCTTGGCTACCCGCATGTGGTAGTACTTCTTGGGACATTGGTCGAACAGCGTTATGCCCGAGTAACTCCATGATGAGGGCTTCATTTTGCTCGTACTCGCTTTGTTTTGTCTTTCTTTAACGGGGACGGGCAATGCGGAGGAACATACGCTACACGCCACTTTGCAGCCACGTACTTGCCCTCAGTCCAACCTGCGATGTATGCGTCAGGCATTTTGCTCAGCACCCTGTAAATATGACGTTCATCTGTTTCCAGCCGAGTACTTATGTCTTGTGCTGTCAAGCCCTCTATGCTTGCTCGTAGTAATTTGCGAACAAGCGGGGCTTTGTGTTCATACGGTTTTCTCATTCCGCTCCTTCATGTGACGCAGTGCACCATACATCAACCGTACGCTTACAACTGCGTCCATAGTCTTCGTCATGGCCTCATCAAATTTCCCTTCCAGCACAGCGTTGTGTGCGTCCTTCAGTGAATTCTCTGCATCCATGCAGGGTTTAGCGTAATCAATAATCTCAGCAATCTCCATAGCTATCTCCATATCCAGCTTCGCAGTTCAATGGAATGCCTTGTGCCCAATCAGGGACATACCGCATGCACTCCATCACGTATGCCATCGCTTCTTCAGCTTCGGCCTTTGGTGCGATACATGCCACGGCATCATGCACGGTCAGTACTACTGTGTACTTCCTAGCTATCCGCAGCATCTGTTCGCCAATAATACAGCGCGCCAAACCCTGACAAATGTTCTCTGTCAACTTGCCGCCGTATAGCTTCGTCACGCCTTTGCGTGAGTCGTAAATATACTGCATTCCGGTGTTCCCGTCTCGCGTATCTTTGATTTTCTTCAGGTTCGGATAGCGTTGCACCAGCCCGTTGGGCATGATGATTCCATCCGCGCCTACCGTGATTACGCCTTCCTTTCCCCACTTGGCAGTCTTCTTCTTGTACATGGCATCTATCGCTTTGCCACCATCACTCCATAGCTTCTTTATATGGGGGTAAGTTTCCCGATAAGTATTCACGATACGTTCAGCTTCCCTCAGTTCAATGCTTGTGCCAAACGTCTTTAGCTGTGCCTGAAACTTAGCGCCACCCATGCCGTACCCTGCACCCAAGATTGTGGTCTTACCCACAAACCGCTCTTGCTTGTCTATCTCCTCGCGGGGCTTGTTGTAGATGGCAGATGCCATGATTTTGTAGACATCCTCGCCCTTGGCAAAGGCTTCCACCAAGTCGTCCTGTCCAGCAAACCACGCAAGCACACGGGCCTCAATTTGTGATGAGTCGCAATCTACGATGACATGACCTGCGGGTGCGAGTATGGCCTTCTTTAACTTGTTGGCATTTTGTCCACGGCTAGGTAAATTCTGAAAGTTCAGCTTGTCTGCACCACCCCACCGTCCAGTATGGGCAGCGTAGTAAGAGAGAGGCACGGGGATTAGCCCTCGGTCAGCGATAGATATCAGCCGCTCTGTACGTGTCTCTTCTAGTGTGGTCTTGTTCCCCAAGCGAGCAGCCACCAGCGTTTGTACACGTAGGTCAGGATGTTCAGACAAGGCTTTGAATTCCTCATCGGTTTTGGCAAACGCTAACGCCTCCTTGCCTGTGGTCGCACTTATCTTCATCGGGGGCTCAACACCCAACTCACGTAGCAGTTCCGCAAATTTAAAGTTACTCATCAAGTCATCTATGTTGGCCCCAGACTGGGTGAGTAAAGCCTTCTTGCTATCACGTACTTCTATGAGATGGCTATTCAAAAGCACGCCGTCAAGCCTTAGTGATGGCTCTGTAAACATGCGAATGGTTAAGTTAATCAGGCGTAGTTCCGTCTTGTTGAAATGCGGTAAGAGCGTGAGGAACAGTTGGTAGGTTATCTCCACATCGTTAGCGCAGTACCCAGCGTAGCTACGCATCTGCTCGTTGGTGAAGTCTTCCCGCCGCTTGTCCTTGGCATTGACTACTTCAGTCCCTTTCTCACCTAGCTTGTAGTACTGCGCCAGCTTGCTCAGGCTGTTGCCCACCTCTATGCCGTGGATAGCCCGTGCCATGCTCAGTGTGTCACCGATAGCCATTGGCCTGATATCCAGTATCCAGTTAAGGATAGCCATATCAAACATCGCGTTGTGCGCCACCACCATGCTGCTTGCCCAGTTGTACTCTTGCAGTTGGTTGCGTAGGGATTCATGGCTCCCCGAGAAGAACCGTGTCTTGTTATCGTCCACCTTCACCGCAACCCCAATGATTTGAAACTGCGGGTCGCGTATGTACTCCTCTGTGGTCATCTTGCTCAAGCTGAAGTCCTTTGAGTAGTACGTCTCAAAGTCGATGGTGATGATGCTCATTTAGTTCCCTTCGTTTCTTTCGTTTCTTTCGTTTCTTTCGTTTCTTTCGTTTCTATATCCCATATCCTCTGCATCAACTTGTCAACGTCCGATATGTTGTCCTCGTTCACCACGATGGCATACCCAGCCTGTCCATGAATTTGCGCTATGTTCTTATCCTGAAGTGCAGTAGTCTTGCCCTTCCCCGCTTTGCATTCAATGGCAAAGAACCTACCGTTGTAGCAGCCCACAATGTCGGGGATACCGGCAGCACCGTAGCCACCAGCAACAGGGTAAAAGTAGTACGCACCATAACCTTTTAGTACGTTCACTACCTTGGCCTTGACTTTCTTTTCCGGTGTCATCATCTCTTTAGTCCTCTTATAAATACAGCAAAGCTGTCCTGTGTTGCCTGTCCAAACCCTTTGATTTCACCGATGCGTTCGGCAGCTTCATCCAGTGCGGCGTTCCAGCCGTGGGTATACAGCGGGCTAGGTCGTTCAAACTGCCGAAAGTATTTACCCCGCAACTCGTCACGTTGTGCCTTGATACACGCAGGGTTTTGGCATAGGTAGCTGCATGTGTGGATGTCTTCTTCAATCATGTGTTCTTTTCCTTGAGAGCAACTTTCATTTCTTCTTCAGTAGGAGGCAACCCTGTGTCTTTCCAAACCCAACCAATCCTATGGGGCGGTTCGGGGTAGCGCCCCAAAGTAACCTCCCTGCCATTCAGTATCCCGACTATGTTTTGTTTCAACATGTCTTCCATAGAGTCATCATCCATTGGTTTTCTCCGTGTGTTTGCTGTACTCCAATCCAAAAAGTTTGTTCAACTCAGGAAGTAGTTCGTCTAGCAACTGCTGCCGTGTGAGGATGCTTGACCCATCGCTGTATGTGTAGCTGTTTACATCGTATGTATGCATGGCCTTACCCATTGCCGCTGCTTGTCTGTATGGCAATGCCTCGTACACAATCTCTTGCGGCGGCGCATAAATTTTCATCAAAGACTCTGACCGCACAATGGCAGGAGCCATCGCCGCTGCAAGCATAGCCCCAAAGAATCCTCGTCTGTTAGTCATAAGACCCCCATGCACCCCATAACAATTTCCAACGCATCTTCAATATAGACCATATGCTGGTTCTTGCTAACTGCTTGCGCAGTTCTATGTTCTCCAACAACATTTCGCTGTGGTGCATTGCAAGTAGGTTGTATGCTTTCTGTACTGCTTCTTCATTCATCGCTCTTCTCCTAATAAGTGCTAGACCTACGTGAACGTACGTAGCCGTTGTGTGGGGTAGCTGACCCGTCTCTTGGCTCGTCGTAAAACTGCCGTGTTCCTATCATGCTACTCTTAATAAACTTTTCCGGTGCTGCTCTGCGGATAGCCGCAATGACTTCATCCAGTTCCTTGTTGTCCACGTTAAAGTCCTCGCGCTTGGGGCGTGCTGCCCACACAAGCATTTGTTGGTGTTCAATACTCAGCATTGTTCTTCTCCTTGAGTTGTTTTTGCTGCGCCTCAAACTCCGCCTTCCACTTTGCATACTTGGCTTGGCAGTCATCGCAACTGCACTCCCACGTAAATTCATCGGGGTCGGCAACACCTCCCTCCATCTTGATTGGTGCTTTTCCAAAACCACTCATGTGTTCTTACTCCTTAACTTAGCTTCAATCTGGTCAAACAGTTTGCGGGTATAGCCCTTGATGGGCGTGTCTCCGTAGGGCCCAACGATTTCTTTAATCTCCTCATCCGTCAGCCCTACCCACGGCTTCTTGTAGTCCTGTATGTCATCGTCGTCTTCAACGCGCTCCAACATCTTTCTGTATACCGCCCTAGCAGTAGGTGTATCAGGCATGTTGTTGTTTGCCAGTAGTTGGCCCAACTTGTCCGCAGCCATTGCTCTCTTAGCGGGAAAGCCACCGCCCCAATCGCCCTGACGCTTAGCAATGTCATCGAACGCTTCGTCTTCAGGTGTTTTCATATTGCCCTCCTGCAACTGCTGCCAATGTCTTCCAATCATCCGGTGTTAGCTTCCTACCCAGTTCGCGCTCGTACTCCTTGACAAACGAACCAAGCCGCAACAGCCGGTCACACACTTCCCCTACGCCGTACTTGGCGTTGAGTTCTTCCAATGCTTTCATGCTTGCTCCTTCAGTTTGTTGTACAACGCCTGTTGCTCTTGCTTCCATATGGGCTTTGCGGTTTTGTAGTCCATGTACATGTCGTACATCTTCAACAAGGTCTCTTTGTCAATGTAGCAGTTGCGTACCACCGCCAGTTCAAGAATGTCGTCCGCAAATGCAGCCATTGCATGTGCGTAGTGCTTGTCGTCTTCGTCATACTCTGACACTAGCTTGGCCCTCCACTTAAAGTCATCACCTGTTCTGCGTAGTGCTCTCATGCCCCGTACCTACACATCAAACGGCTACCATCTAATTGGTAGCCGGGGAACTTTTGCTCCACGGTTTTGAATGTGAACGTCCAGTCCTCGGCAATGAGTTCCAGACGCTCCACCCCTGCGTCTACGCCGCTACCCCAATACAGCGCAGGCCAGTGCGGATGTGTGTTCCACACCCCACCCACATTTACTACCTTGCGTTCTTCTAGTCTCATGCGATAAGCCCCCATACAAAGCTGCCCATCACAAGGATGAACAGGATAAAAACAAACAAGGCAATGAGGGTCTTCATCAAGTCAAAGAAGAAGTCCCCGCCGCTGTCGGTGTCATCGTCGTTCATCATCACTCCGAATCATCAAAATTAAAATGGTCTTGTAGTCTGTACCGCAAGTTATTTGAAATGTGTTGAGCGTAAGGCCCAAGTTCCAGCCAAATTGCATGGAGCAATTTTTCAGATTCCATTTGTTTTTCCAAGCAATTTATTTCCGCTTGCAGTTTTTCAATTCGTTCGTTCATGCTTTGCCCCTTGCTCTGATTGCATCTGCAATATCAGTTGCGACATCAATTCCACAATCCGTTGAGTAGTAAGTGTTTTTGTCTTCTGCTGTTTTGGCGCATTCTTCACGCTCATGTGCGGCTACCAATGCGGCAAACTTCTCGCGGTTAAAGATGAAGTCCTGATGGTTGCTACCCATCTCAGTGGCTTGCTTTTCAAGTTCTCGGATGTTCATTTCCCCTCCCTCGCGGCAAGCATTGCGTCTGCCAATGTGTATGAGTCAATGGCAATAGCTATCGCTGGTGCATCGTCGTAATCTTTTCTGTTATTCATAGAAAGCATAGCCAGCCCAGCGTAGTGGTCACGCAGGGTCATGTCCTTTGCAAAGCCGCCTGTCTTCCCCATCCACGTTGGGTCGATGGGTGTGGTGTCTTCTTTCATCGTTTGCTCTCCTCAATCAGTTTACGGATAGCCGCCTGTGTGGCTCTACGTTCTTCTTGAATAAAAATCCCACGGCAACCAATACGCAGTTCATCACGGCACTCACGCATGAACGCCTCGTCTGCTCCAACCCCAGTAGCTTGCACGGCTTTGTGTATTCCCCACATCGTTCCTCCCACCAAGGTAAACAGGATGATGATGTCCTTGGCAAACTGCAAGCCGAAGTACCAGTAGGCCGCAGTGCTTGCGTCACCTGACAATGTGCGGATGGTCTCCAGTACCAGTTTCAGTTCTTCGATGTTCATGCTTGCTCCACAGGTTCGTAGGTCAGTTCAAAGATGTCAGGCTTGCACGGGTAGTGTTCGCCCTTCACGCCAGTGATGATGTAGTCGCCGGGAATCACAGTATGACCACCTTCCAATGTTTGCACCCATGCAAACCCGGCTTCATTCATACTTGCGCTTGGATGCTCAATCACGGCAGGATGGTCGCCCAGCTTGAACCATTGTGTGGCCTCAATGACCACGGGCTTCTTGCGGTACTTCACGCTTGCTCTCCTTTGTTTGCTTTAGTGATGTAGTCAATGGCAGTTCTAGAGTATCTGACAGCACGAACAGCATAACTAGCAGCATCAGCAGCATAAGCAGCATAATTAGCATCATTAGCCCCCGCAGTAGGCCAAACAGCATTAGCCGCAAGCGCAGCAGCCTCA